ATTAAATTAGAATTTTTAATTTGTTCATGTAACATCTTATCAACGTATTCAAGAAATGTTACTCCCGTTTGTGGTGTTAAACTATTTGTACCAAATGTTGTACCTGTTGGTCCGAAATCTCTTGATTTACGATATATGTCATAATCCACAGCTTGAGCCGCAGATAAATAAACTTCAATATTTTTACGATTTAAAACTAATCCTGAATTGTCAGTAAATGATTCTATTTGATTATTATCAATTACACTTTTTAATTTATATCCCGTATCTAAACCTGGTAAATTTCTATATATATTAAAATAATCTTCACCATAAGTGTAAGGACTATTTTTAGTTACTACATTTTTTATTCTACCTGTTAATGTTGAATTTTCGGTATCAATAATTAAAGGTGATTTATGTTGTGATGTATTATCATACCAACCACTACCTTTTTGGAAAAAGTATTCTGTCGAACCTGTTATTCCTTTTGGTAAGAATGTCTCCCCATTAACCGGATAATTATCAGAATTAAATGTTGTGGTACCTGTAGTTATACCAGTATAATATGAATACGAAGGATATGTTACACCATCAATAGTTCCACCTGTTGGTAAGAATATTCCTGTTTTGTAAGTTTTAGTTCCCGATATAACATCATAAATGTCACTGTTTAAATCAAATGATTTAGGTAAAGATGTTACCTTATAAACATATTGATTTATTTTAATCATAGGTTCAGGTGCGCCCAAGAATTTTAAGAAAAATTCCAAAGACTGTCTTGTACCTTTTGATTTATATATGTAAGCTAAATTGACTAATAATCTTCTATAAAATTCATATTCCGCATCAATCAAAGATGTTCCCGATGTTAAACCAGAATATTGTTGAGTTGTTTTACTATATAATAATTCATCTAAACCTTTCTCATCAATTAAGTTAATTGTATCTAATCCTAAAGTATTTGCTAAGTTTTTTAATAATACATCAGGTACGTTATTAATACCGTCATAACTTACATTTCTCATGTAAGCAATATTATCTATGTATTTTTTTACACTATCAAAACTTTGTCCATATAATTGAAATAATGATTCGGCCTTTTTATCGGGACTATCAAATTCAAACAATTGAGGTGATGTTAAAAACCTAACGAATAAGTTAGACTTATAATCATCAATTTCATCTGCTATGTTACTTAGATTTGTTAAATAACTATCGTATTCTAAACCTGTAATTTTAATGTTCCAATCTTCCTTATCTGATAATGGCCAACTATAATTTACTGAAATTAATTCAGTTTTTGTTTCATCAAAACTATCTCTTGGTACTTTAAAACTTGAGGTATATTTTGGGAACGTATCTCTATTTAATAAACTTTCTTCTAAATCATCTAATCCACTAAAAAACTCATCTACGGTTTTATCGTTTGGTTTTAATAATATATCGGATGTATATGTTGTACCGGTAAATGGTTTACCACTTACCTTTAATAAAATTATATTATCACTATTAGGTTCAACATATGAAATTACATCATATGTTTTTCCACTTATTGAAATTAAATAATTTTTAAAAGAAGTATAAAAATCTCTGTTTTTATTGATTGATGGTAATATGGTATTACTTTTCGGTGTAACCATAACAATCGAAAATGGATTGTACAGTTTACTGTATTCAACTTGAAATTGAGTGGTGTTACTTATGTTATCGTATGTAATATTATTTGCAGTAAAATTTGTTACTTTAATTAAACTATTAGAATCAATTAAAATAGCCGCAGGAAAATTATTAATTATATTAGTTGTTGCAACACCTAATCTACTTTTTAATGATCCAAATAAAGATTTAGCAGCATCATTTTTAGACCCTTTAAATTTTATCTCTTTATTTTTTGTTGCTGTGCCGCTTGCAGTTGTACTTGAAGTTTGTCCTTTTAAATCATCTAATGTTAAAAAATTAGAAAATGGATTTGTTTTAAAATTCTTTGTATCTCTTTGTATTACCTCACTATCTAACGCAAAGTTCGTATTAGTCAATTGACCAGTACCCGTGGTAATTTGATTACCAACTAGATTGTCGCTGAATGTATCAGCACCACTCGCAGCTTGACTTGGAACTTTATATTTTGCCATTAGATATTAGTAATTGTGTCAAAGTTTAAAGTTTCATCAATATCATTACGATTTTCTCTAACCTCATAAAGAGTTTCATTAAAGTCGTCTTTGATTTCGAATAAGTTGTATTGTTTATAGATGTTATTATCTTTATCGTAAATTGTGTAAATACCTGGAGTAACCGCCTTAGTTTGATTACCGTAAAGAGCGTTTGCAAGTGTCGATGCGTCATGTTCAACCATATCAATTTCAATAGTTGTTGGGTTCATAAACGTATTTGATAAAATAACTGTTTGACCTGGACTACCAATAAATGGAACTGTATTTGGTTTGTTTGATGGTGCGGACGATGGTGTAATTGTTAAAAACATAAAGTTTGTTGCACCTTCACTATATTGATATCTTACTGACTTTTGTGTTGAGCTATTTAAATTGGCAGTAACAGGAGTACAATAAAAAGATGATGTTACTATTTTATAGAAATTTGGTGTTTTTTGTTTGTTATTAGAATTTATATATTCAATTCTATATCCTACCAAACCTTGTGGAGTGAATTTATTTCTATCTTCAGACTTAACATTTGATAAATCCAAAATTAGTCCTCTTACCGATGGTAATGATGCTAAAACACCACAATCCATAATTGTTGTTCTAATTTGTTTTGGTCTAATGTGAAGTGTGTATATTCCTAATTCGGAAAAATCCGTAGCATTTAATTTTAAATTATATAATCCACCCAAAATTTCCACACCACTTTCTCCTCCCGTTACTCCATTGTGTAAAACAGGTGTTAAAACATTATTTGGTGTTAATTTTTTTAGAGTAGTTGTTGACGTTGAGATTCTATCAGGTGCATAATGATATAGTATTTCTACATCATCAGGTGATACATCCGCCGGTCTTACTATTCCATATGATCCTACTGCCATATTCTTTTATTATAAATATAAATCTTATTGTTTTTTAACTTTAAAAAATCCATTTCCGTAGATATCTAACTCATTCATGTTGTCAATTTCCCCCAATCTTAGGTTAACTTCCATAACCCCCTGTCTTCCTCTTTCAACAAAAATGTCGGAATAGACCGTTGGGTCATCAATAAAACCTAAGAAATGTTCATTTCTTGTTATAACTTTATTAAAAACCTCCTCTTTAGTAAATGCGGAAGTTGTTCCTGTAATCATTGTATAACCATCTGCGAAGTCCATGTAAAATAACTTATTATCTTCACTTGATAAAGTGTAACCCGTAAATAATGAACCTGAGTATGTCCCTGTCGTATATAAAGAACTACTTACTGTTGTTTCACCATATTTCTTTAATTCACCGATTTTACTACCTCCAATTGCGGCATATCTAAATGTGGTATTACCCGTATTGTTTGTATAATCTAAATCATTCAAATAATTTTGATAGTTACTTCCTGTGTAATAAATGTTACCGGGTAGAGTAAAACCAGTGGAAGTTCCTAACGTATTACTTATTGTTACTCCTGTTGATATTGTTATGTTTTTTGTTATTTTTTCTTTATTCCAAGGTGAATCTAATGATAATGTAAGAGTATAACTACCCGTCATACTACCCGTTACAGTTGGGTAGGTATGTGAAGACGTGGGAAAATTACTATATAATACTCCACTATTAACTGTTAGACCTGATGTAAATCCATCTCCCCAATTAATTGTATATGTTTGATCTACAATTTTTCTTAACTTATTTGGATTTACTGTATTATAAACTGTTACAACTGAACCCGATTGTTTATAGGTAAAATTTATTAATTGTTCGACCTGTTCAACATTTCCATCGAATGAAACCATAACACCCATTTCATCTGCATCAGCTTCTAAATAAATTGGTAATGTGTAACTAAGATTTAAACTACCCGTTAATCCTGTCCAAGATGAACCGTTCCACATATATGAACCTGTAGGTAAACTACCCGTAACGTTATTTACAACATAACCACTATATGGTGTAAATCCTGTTGGTAAAAAACCTGGATCATCTGACCATGATATTAAGTTATTTTGATTATCATACCAAAAAGATCCTGTTACTGAATGTAAATGAACATCAGGTATCTGTCTTTTTAATATAGTGTATTCATTTTTTTTCATATGTTATGAGAAAATTAATCTAGCATATTTTTGATTATCACTATCAGGACTACTTGTTATTGTAAAATCATGAACCCCAACTCCTTTACTAAATGATTGTGATTCTATTTTTGGAAATTGTGTATTTGTCGAAGTTATTGTTAAACTCGCACCTTCTGTTAAAAGACCAGTATTTGAACATCCTGAACATACACCTGAAAAGACTTCAAATGTAACCGTAACAGTTCCACTATTTACGGTTAAAGTTCCATTTGCGGTCCCATTTACGGTTCCTTGGGTATTATACGTTCCTGTTACCGTATATGGTAATGGTGTGGATGTTGGTGGTAATGGTGTCGACGTTGGTGTTGCCGTTACCACACCAGGTATAGGAGATGCTGTTGGGGTCGGAGTTGATGCTGATGGGTCAATTGTTGGGGTTGGGGTTGGGGTTGCTGGTATTGGTGTCACAGTTGGTGTTGCAGTTGCTATTGGGGTCGGAGTTGGAGTTGGACAAATACTTCCTCCACTTGCCGTTATTACAACATTATTTGTGCCTGGATTTGTATCGGAATATGTATTACCATTTATGGTGTAAGTGTAACCGTCATCTCCAAGTACTAATTGTCCATCATAAAAATCAAAATATGGATATCCTATTGACAATGCGATAATATCACTATTACAACGTTCTAATCTATAATATACAAGTGATCCTAAAAGTGTTGGTTCTGGTGTTGGTGTTATTGTTGGTATACTTGTTGCAAATGGTGTTGAAGTCGGTCTTGGTGTTGGAGTTGGGGTTGATGTTGTAACAGGTAATGGTGTTGGTGTTGCCGGTACTGTTGCTCCTCCCTTTTCATAAAATGTAATACTATTATTAACGGTATTTCCAGTACCAATTCTACCTAACTTTGTTGTTCCTGTATATCTAAATATTTCATATGTTCTATCAAAATTATCAAAATCAATTTGATAATACATATCTTTTTCTTCTGTTATATTATAACTTGTTGTTTGACCTGAATTTATAAAATCTAATATCTCACCTCTATCCGCATTGAAAAATTTTGCGGTCATGAAAAATGTATTCATTCCATGATAAAATGGTGTTTTTTGACCGGGTTTATCATTCGTATTATTTATAATTTCATATGATAGATTTGGGTATTCAAATGTTTGTCCTGTCCAACCGATTAATGTGGTTGTTCCTATTGGTATATTAACTTGTGTTATAACATTATTCTCATTCATAAATAATATAGTCTGTAGTGTGGTTGCAGTAAAACTATATTTATCTAATGTTGTTGTTCCACTTAAATTAGTGTCAGTTAAAACACTCTCATTATCAAACCAAAACAAATACATGTTTTCTTTGTTTCTATAATTTGAACCTGTAAAAACTGGAACAAATATATTATACCCATAGTTATTACCTGTATGAAAATATTTTTCACCTAAGGGTAATGCTAAATTTTTAGAATTTATTAATCTTCTGTTTTGTCTTGTTGGTGGTTCACATGCTAACTCGTTTTCAGAAATAAAAGTCCACCATAGTGTTGTTCCTGAAATTGGTGGTGTGTTATTTGTACTACCCGATACAGATACACATTTATATTTTTTATTATTGTAATTTACATAATCGTTGAAATTAAATGTGGTATAGTCATTCCATAACTTTTGTGGTGTTTTAAAAAACTCTAACCTAAAGAAACTTTCGATTGATTGTTTTGTCATCAATTGATTTTCTTGTGTTGATATACCGACAGGATTATAATCTAAAACATAATTTGGTGTATCTCCACTTGTTGCAAAATAAAATTGAAACCATATGTCGGTTTGTGACATTGTAATACCACTGATTGTTTTATCATATGGTTTATGAATGTATCTAACTGTTTCATAATTTTTAGATGGATTAATAATATCTTTTAAAATCTCATCTTCAAAATCGGCAAGATTATCCTGCCAACCCAAATCTGTTCTAAAATTTTGTTCACTATTAACTACAATATTTAAATTGTTACTATTTTTTAAAATTTCCATTAACAGTTAGTTTTATTTTTATAATTATTAAAACTATTAAATCCATCAGATTTATTTGTGTATGATTTTTCATTTCTTAAATAGAAATTAATATCACTTACAACATAGTGTGTATTATTCATATATGGAAATCTTGTTCCATTACCATCTTGGTCTACAAATCCATGATCATATAAATCTCTCCATTTCCATAATTTATCATCATTATCATAAATTGCATTTTCAGGTAAATTGATTAAATCGTTTGTTTTTGAACTTTCGATATATGGAGATAGTTCTCTTAATTTAACTCTGTAATATGGTTGGTAATAATATCCGACCGGATTTGTATCGGATACTAATGAATAATAATTAGGATTATTTTGTCCATGATAAAATAATCTATTAGTTCCACTATAAAAAAGTTTATGTGAAAATTTATGGAAAGCCTCACTGATAATTCTTTCTTTTAATTCTTTTCTATTATATTCAACAAAAGCACCTGTAAGACCTGTAGTGCCAACCGGTATAGTTGTTCCACCTGTAAATGTCACATTAGTATAATCGTAAGTGTCTCCCATAACTACGGATGTTTTACCTGAAAATGTTGTGGTCAAACCTGTCATAGCCTTTTCAACTGATGTTACTCCACTAAATTGTTTATCTATCCAACTATCATGAAAATTAAATTTATACCCAACTTTTGGTGGATATTCAAATAAACCATTACCATTTTTAAAAATTATACTTACATAAACTTCCGTCGGTGTGTATCCTAAATTATTGGTAATACCAGATAACGAAAACGTATCTTTAAAATCAAACAAAACAGATTCTTGTCTATTTCTCTCAACTAATATGTCATTTTCTTGTAATGCATTTTCAAATAGGATTTTTCTTTCATCTTCAAATATTGAAGACTCAAAACCAATTTTATCCATGATATACTGTTGGTCTCCTGTTAATGTTTTATGTTTATGAACATAATATTGTGATGTTGTTCCTGAAATATTTTTAATATCTAAACATCTTTTACCTAACACAAATGTTACACCGCTCAAAGTGTGTCCCGTTGTAAATTCACTTTTAAATAAATTAACAACATATTTTTCAGAATTGTAAACTTCATTACCGACACTATCAATATAAAAAATTTTACTATTAACTGATAATCCACTTAACATTGTTGATCCAGATAAAATAATATATTCACCTTGAGACATTCCATGTTCCACAGGTGACGTTAACGTATAATAATTTCCATTATCTTCAACTCTAAATGGTATTCCATTACCGGCAACAAAGTTAAAATTAGTTCCACCTGATAAAGTATAGTTCATAGTGAATCCACTATCTTGTCCATTCACATAACTTAAATATAAATTCCAATTTTTATATGGGGCCTCAATTGATGTTGTGATGGTATGACCAGTATACCTTCCGAATGGTGTTCCATCCGATAATTCAATTGTTGGTATTACATTTGTGGAACCTAAAGTAGAACCTGAAGTAGGTTTTGTTTTTTCTCTTAAGACATCATTTCTTAAAAATGCAAATTCATTATATGGTACAAATCCTAAATCATTTCCCGTTCCGTCACCACATAAATAAAGGTTCCTTAATAGTGGAGTATAATCGGTATATCCATTATACATGTTTCTAAACACCATTTTTAATTTACCATATATTTTATAGTTAAAACTTTGATTTCTTTCGTCATCAAATAATTCGGTTAGATTTAACATTATATTTCTATCACCTTCTCTCATCAATGTCTCATCATTATCTAATTTAACATTAAGATTAAGATCCTGTTCATCGGCCTTAAAATATCGTTTACTCGGTAATAAAATTTCTTTCTTTTCCAATTTTTATATTTTCATTTTAATTTATTAAGTTAAAGGAGGTGGTGTTGTATCACATTCTAATAAGTTAAATGCACCTTTAGGTCCAAACATATCTACAAATTTATCCATACCCGTTTTACCCGCCATCAATCCAAAATAAAATTGGAATGGTGTTGATAAAATTTGTTTATTTCCACTGTAATAATCAAATGTAGGTCTTATGATATAATCAACATTACTACTCCATGTTTGTTGATGCCAACCATCTGTTATTGTTATTCCTTGATATGTAAACCCACTTTCGGCTGGTCCAACTCTAGTATATAAAGTTCCACCTGTTGGTGCAATAACAAGTTGATTTGATCCGTCGGTTGGTGTAGTGATACCCGTTGCGGTCACATATAAATAAGTAAATCCAGGGTATTCTAAATTATAATCGTTGTGATTATCGGTACCCGTCTCATCAACAATATCAAAATTAATTTCATCAACTGTATTACCTGAAATTGTTAAACCACTAAAGGTATATGTCATTGGTAATAACAGATATTTGTCAGATGAATCATTAGGTACTCCGGTTATGTTATAACCATACGTCATACCTTGTAAAGGTTGTAATTGTACAGAACTATAATCCCAAGCTTGGTCATCACTAAATTCATTATATGACCCAAATCCAGTTCCTAACTTATCCCATAAATAGAATGGTACGGGTTGTGATGACTCAGTTAATCTACCTTGTACCGGAACATTATCATAACCAACGTGTGATGGTTCATTTAAACATGCTCTTACTCTTTCACCGTCTTCTTTTAAATCAAAAGTTACAGGTAAAGGACCATATACTCCACTATCTAATTTAAAAACTTTAGGATAAAACTCAGGATCTAAAACGTTATATTGATATGCAACATATTTTGGATTTTCTAAATCAAATGGTTCAATTCCCGCCTCATTATTAATTGATAATAATTGTAAAATATCTCCGTCTAAAATATTTGTTAAGTTAATTTTATTTTGAAAACCTTGATTTGTAAAGAACATATCTAAACTACCGTCTGGTCCCGCTACATCCATTCTATAGTTTATTGCCAATCCCATTAATTCCCCAATATCTTGATATGATGTTGGACCAATACTTCTCGAAACTGAACAGTTCGGATCTAAACTTTGGTCGATACAAATTTCTTTAATGAATTCATCTCTTGGACCTAAATCAACAAATGTTGTTGGGTGATTTATTTGTTCAGTTACAAAATTATTATTGATGAATCTTGCCGATCTGTAATAAAATTTATTAATACCATTACCTACAAATCTTACTAATCCCCTACAATATCTAATTGATTTCTCTACTCCTGTCGATACTCCCTTTGCTTTAAATTGAAAGAAATATAGTGATCCCGATAACCAATTATCTATAAATCCGTAATTAACAACTCCTCCACAAAACATTTTACCCACTCTTTTTCTTCTGTAATATTCGTTAATAACTTTACCTAATCTTGTATTTGATTGTGTACCTGGAACAATTGTATAAACTCCATTACTAAATTCGCTTCTTCTACTTTTAGTTGCGGTAACCGCACTACCATTATAATAATAGTTTGTTGTACTTGTTAAACCAATAGTGTACCAATCTGGTGTTTCAACACTGGCAGTTCTGTTACCCGCAGTATTACCATCATAAACACCTCTATTTTGACTTGTGCCCGAATTATACGGAAAATACGATGCTGCTATTGTTCCTCCATTTCCATTTTCATCACCACCATATATAGCAACTGCAACGATTTTATCTGAAGATAATAATTGTGATTTAGTTTTGTATTTTCTTTGAAAACTGTTTGGTAAGTTACTATAATCAGTACTGGTGTATGTTAGATCCTCAACAAAAAATCCCGTAATTATACTATCATCATAAGGTATATCATAATATTCACATCCGTTACTTTCACTATATGCCGCACATTCTTCACACTCTGGATAGTTAACTAAATTTAGTGTTTTAACATTATTCGCAACAAAATCATTCATATAACCTCTTAATCCTCTTGTTGCGGCATTTGCCCATGCCTTAATAACACCTTCAACTATTGTACGTCCTATTTTAACAAAAATATTTAAAAAAAATAAAACAACATAATTAAAAATATAATCTAAATAAAGTAATACATCAGAAATTAGTAATGGAAATGTATAGTTTTTAACCGCGAAATTTGTTGGTGGTGTTAATTTATCTCCACAATCTTCTTCCTCCGATGGGTGTGCGTCATTAATATTGGCAAATCCAGTTCTACCAATTAAATCACTTCCAAAATAATGTTGTTGGAAAGATGAAACTGTATAAACTTTATTATATGTAAATCTATAAAAATAATCTTGTGGATAATATTCGCCTCCATCATTATTTAAAATTAATGATAATGCATCCGTAGGATAATCGTTTAAATTTGTTGAAAACGCATATGATTTATCGTCGGGAACCGCATATTGGATGCCACCTAATGTTTCAATTTTTTGATATTCTCTAATATTTGGTAATAGATAATCGGCATTAAATCTAACTCTTGATAAATCATTATCATTCATGTTAATTCTAAATCTGTAACATGCCGATGTTGGTATACCTTTATTCGAATCATTTGTAATTTCATTTTCACCAAATTCATTTGTAATGACATAACCCATGTTCATTTCTATCGGTAATACAAATCCTCCGTCGTCCGGTATATCTTCATTTAAATTAATTACTTCTAAATATGGATAATTATTTTCATCTTTTTGTGACGTAAATCTAATAGCTTCGATCTTACCAGATTTTGCAACCAAATCACATTTTCTACCCATTTTTTTTCTTGGAGTGCAACGTTTATTAATTGCATTTTTACTACTATCAGTAAAAATACCTCCAATAATATATGCTTTAGGTTGTATGTTAACTCCGTTTTCTGTTAAATCAAAATCAGTTCTTGTTATACCAATTTCACATAAAGACTCATTTCCCCAAAATGGATACACTTGAATAATTTTATTCATGGTGACAATCTGCGGTAATGAATCAATATCCTCAGATGATTTAAATGTGTATTTGTTTTTAAATCCATCAAGTCCCATACCTTGTCTAATAAAATCATATGGTCTTAAAGAAAAGCAACCAACATCAGACAAGTCAGCATCCATATGTATTGTTTGAGCACCGATAGGTACCCCCCAAATCATAAAGTCACCGGCACTATTTGTTTTAACTGTGTATTTGTAATATTTCTCATATACCTCTAAAACTTCTTCTCTTGTTAAAATATCTGATTGATCGGGAAATGTCCCCGTGTTTGCGTGTCCACTATGTTGTTGTCTTGAAGGTAATAAGTTGTAACGATAATTATTTTCGTTTTTGTCAGTAACTTCCTTATATGGATAAAGAGTAGAAATTACGGGATCCTCTTCATCTTCTGTCGTTAATGGCACAAATATTGATACTCTAACATTACCAAGTCCAAAACCATTATTTGCGGTAACTCTACCACAAACAACTCCGTAATCGGAGCACATCGAAGTGTAAATCTCTTTTTGACTAAATTTTAAAGATAAAATCTCTAAAACGTCAAAATCTTGTTTTAACTCAACTGTGATTTTTTGGTCAACCCCAATATTGGTTGAAATTCTATGCTTTTGTATCATTCTTATAATAAATAGAAACTATGTGATTTTCTATATATTATAACGAAAAAACATTTTAAAATGTAGCCGTTCCTAATGTTTTAACCCTAACTCTAATATCTTTATTTGGGAACCTAATTTGGAAGATTTGATTTGATTTCATAAAGATCATATTATCGGACTGATTTATCAATCTAGTGTTTTGATCTGTTGTTTGTGACGGTTCCGCAGATGAATACTCACCTCCTATTTTACTGTAAACTCTGGTCTCGATTACATTTATCACACCTGATACACTACCTATGATTTTGTTTAAAGCTCCGATAAACAAAGGATCGCCCATTTTACGTTTTTCTATTGCAAAATGTTCAATTGTATCCTGAATTACCGTTTGAATAATATCTGTCTGATTTGCGTTTTTATCTATGTTTAAATCAATTTCTAACCCCATATCAATGACTTCGCCACTTACGATATCTAAGTAGTCATTAATCATTTTATATTCCGTAAGATAGGTTAAAATGTTCGATTTTAATGTATTAGAAACAGTATCGGTTAAATTACCTTGATCATCATATGATAATAATTTAATTCTAATCTTATTATCTTCCTCCATGACATTAACCTTCGCCGGTGCTCCGTATGTTGATGGCATCGTTTCAATTAATGATTTATAATCATTTAATGTAACTGCTCTATTTTGTGCTGCAAAGTTATATGAAACCATATTACGAATTTCTTCGATTGTTGGTTGATCTGCACCACCTACCGCAGGTGTTATGTTATTAACTCTAAGTGATTGTACCACACCGGTATTCTTTGCTGGTACTGGTCCTGAAACTATAAATTCAACATCATCTACGTTTGTAATTACATTCACCCCTAAGTTACTATCTTTACCACCACCCACACGATATTGTACAAATAATGTTGTATTAATTTTTGGTGTAGTTCCTAATGATAGATTATTTAAATAACTCGCCAAATTAACTTTCAATTGTCCTGTCATATAGTTGTCCAAATTGTCTAATGGATTAACTGTTCCCGAACCAAATGTTAATGAAAAATAACCTTCAGGTGTATATTCTGTTATGAATTTATTATTAACAGGTAAAAATGTTCCTGCAGTAAAATTATTAGTATCTGAAACAGATGTTGGGTCAGGCACGAATACTTTATCTTGAATTAATGATTTAACCTCATACCATTTGTTTGTGGTACTAGAAAATTCATTTGATGTTGGATTACTTGTGAAAGTTGTTCCGTCCTTATGAATAACAGATGTTACTCCTAGTACGTTTTGTTCGGGTAAGTATAATTTTAAGAAAGGTTTTTGATCTGCTTGATTTATAACTCTTCTAAAAATTTTTGTTATACCATTCACAACAGGTTCTCTTTTTGTGATCGTATAAGATATTAATCTATTATTTACATCAAAATTTGGTATTTTTAATCTATTAGGTTCTCCTTTTTTATTAAATGGTACCGAAAAATCAATGTCGTCAATTGTTTCAAAAACTTGACCTCCACCTGAAACTTGTGCACCACTCTTTAATATACCCAAATATCTAACATCTTCTTTATCCCCTCTAACATCTACTGTAATTGAGAAATCACACAACGCAACTGATGGTCTAACTCCAGGTAATCTAATACCATATGTTTTTGCAATATGATATAATGATTGTCTTTGTTGTGCAAAATCCAACATAGTTTCCTGCCAAACTCTATCAATGTGAAAGTGTAAGTTATCCGCAACCGCTGCGTTAATATCTAATAACACCGAATAAATTGATGCGTCGTTAAAATTTTTAACTAAATCGGGATAGTAATTTTTAGTTAATGTTACTAATTCATTTCTTAATCCCTGAAAATCTCTTGTTGCGTATGATATCTGTTTACTCATCTTATA